GTAGCCGTCAGGACGGGCGGGTCTATTGTGCTCAGTTCGCAAAAGTCACCCGGTCCAATAGAACTGGCGCGCTGTGCCGTTTGGGGAATTATGCTCGCGTCCAAACCAGTTAGGTCAAATAAGGTCGCTTTTGCTTTTGGCTGAGGGTACTTAACACAGACCAAATTTTGTGAAAGAATCGCAAGGTATGGCACTGTTCGGCAACAAAAAAGTGAACGCCACCCCTGCGTTTGCCTCTGCCCCTGTTCAGGCCGCGGCTGGTTCAGCCAACCAAGTTGGCGCGTTTTACTCGTACTCCGTCGGGGCGTCGCAGGAACTCGCGCTATCAGTGCCAACCGTGGCGCGATCCATTCAGATGATCGCGTCCATGGTTGGTTGCTTAGAATTAAAGCACTACACGACGCAGTGGACTGGCTCCGAATACGAGGAGCTGTACCTTGAAAACGAATCGTGGATGGATCAGCCTGATCCTCGCGTGACTCGAAACTTCCTGTTTTCGCAACTTGTCACCGACCTTATTCTGTGGGGTTCAGGTTTTTGGTATGTGACCTCACGGTCGCAGGCAACAGGTCGTCCGCTTTCGTTTCAGTGGCTACCCGCCGCCATGATCACTTTGGGTGACCAGCAGACTGCGCAACGATTTGGACCGTCTGATCAAATCATGTTTAACGGCGTCATGCTAAACACTGATGACGTCGTGCAGTTCTTGGCACCAACGCAGGGATTGCTTTATACGGGCAACCGGGCAATTAGTACTGCACTTAAATTGCAGCAGGCCGCCGACCGTTTTGCCGTCAACGAGATCGCAGCCGGGTGGCTTCAACAAACCGACGCATCCGAACCAATGTCCGCCGAGGACCTATCAGAACTTGCAGCTGCTTGGCGTAACGCTCGACAGGTAGGTGCCATTGGCGCACTTAACTCTGTGGTGACATTTAAAGAATTTTCGGCCGATCCAAACAAGTTGCAACTCGTTGAGTCGCGTCAATTCCAAGCACTTGAACTGTCACGAACCACGGGTGTCCCTGCGTATTTACTAGGAATCGCCGTTGGCGGCTACACATATCAGAACGCACAACAGGCGCGCCAAGATTTATATCTGCTGGGTAGCAAACAATACTTGGACTGCATTGAGCAGACGTTGAGCATGAACCAAATTTTGCCTCGCGGACGCTACGTCAAATTTGATGTCTCGGACTATCTTGCAGAAAACGATTTAGCAAATGTTGAACGCAAAGCCGATTACAACGCACGAACACGCGAGGACGAATACTCATGATCAGAATGATCTCAGACCTCCCTACTTTGGACTTTGCAAAATCAGATCAGGACGCTCCTGCGTCTATCTCTGGTATTGCAGTCCCGTGGGCCCCGGTGACCGCAACCGTTTCTAACGGTCAGCGTGTCGCTTTCCAGCGAGGTGCTTTTGATGTGAACCAAAAAGCCGCCAAACTTATTGAGGGCCACGACCTCACACAGTTACGCGGCACCGTAAACGCTCTCGCCGATTTTGAGGAAGGTCTCGGCTTCACTGCGACCTTTGCCCGCACTCGAGCCAGTGCGGACGCCGTAGAACTGATTCGCTCGGGCGCGTACGATGCAGTGTCAGTCGGAGCCGACGTCATTGAGTCACATTACGACAAAGAACTCAAAGCGACCGTAGTAACAAAAGCCAATCTAGTTGAACTCAGTTTGGTCGCAGTGCCAGCGTTCAGCGGAGCAGAAATTCGTGACATCGCCGCCCAAGCAGACGACGAACCCGAACCCGACGAAACCCCAACAGAAACAACCCCACCAACACCATCCGAGGAGGATGAAACCATGTCAGAACCCACAACCGTTGAAGCCGCAATTGCGACTCAACCGATCTATGCAACCGCTAAGCGCGAAGTCAAAATTCCTACCGCTGGCGAATACATTGCTGCCGCAGTTGCAGGCGGCGACAAGTGGAAAGCCTTCCACGAAGTCCTACAGGCTTCAGCCCCAGACGTGAGCCTCGCTGACGGCCCGGGCGTTTTGCCCGAGATCATCGTCGGCGGCGTCTACAACAACTTTATTGGTATGCGTCCCGTCGTGGATGTTGTCGGTGCCCGCTCAATGCCCGCATCTGGTCAGACTTTCATTCGACCGAAAGTTACGACCCACAACTCAGTCGGCGCACAGTCACCAGACAACACCACGCTCACAGCATCAACTTTTGTGATCAGTTCCGAAACTGTCACAAAGGGCACCTACGGCGGATATGTGGAAATCTCCGAACAGATCATTTCGTGGTCCGATCCTTCAATGCTCAACGCATTGCTTGACGACATGGCTCGCATCTACATGAACGAGACCGACGATGTTGCTTGTACCGACCTCGTTGCTGGTGCAACCACCACGCAAGCGTTTGGCGACCCAACCCTCGCAGCTGACTGGCTCGCTTGGATTGGTGCAGCAAGTAGCACAATCCTCACCGCATCCAACGGCAACAACCCGAACACTCTGTTCTGCTCTGCCGACGTATTCGGCGATCTCATCGCATTAGCAGACTTGAACGCACGACCGTTGTTCCCGAACCTGAACGCACAAAACGCGTTCGGTGCAATCGCAGTAACAAGCGATACCGGCACAGCGTTCGGATGTCGAGTTGTGCGCGACCGTAACTTCCCCGCAAACACTCTGATCTTGGGCGACACCAGTGGCTTCGAAATCTTTGAAACTCAGCGCGGAAGTGTCTCAGTGTTGGCACCATCAACCCTCAGCACCACACTGGCGTTCCGAGGCTACTTTGCCACGCTGATGATTGACGCCGACAAGTTTGTCAAAGCTTCGAGTTACTGAGCAAACTGAACGACTGACAAGGGAACTGGATCATGGCCGTATTCACCGTAACGCACGCTCAGCGTGTAGACGACTACGCCGTGATCCAGACCCTAGAGTCGACAGACATCACGATCGGTCAGACGATTGTTGTTGCCGGGGTAGGAAACGATTTCAATGCGACTTATATCGTCCAAGCGATTCCTACTTTTAATTTTGTTGGTGTCACTCAGCAAGGCGATTTTGAATTTAATTATGACTTCACCATCACGAACCAAATACTTGTCAAATCAAACTTTGATGACTATTCGCGCTCTGCAGCAACAGGAACAGTGACATGGACCCAGACGTGCAGTTGGCTATCAACAATTGCGCCCGTTGAGGAATTTCTTGGCATTGACGGCGCAACCGCCAACGACACAGCATTTTTGACGACTTGTATCGCAGCTGCAAACGCTTGGTGTTTTAAGCGTCGAGTGCAAGCGGGTTACCACGACAGTCTTACGACCGTCCCTGATGGCTCAGTGCTTTTGGGAACCACGCTTTACGCCGCAGGGCTTTACAGGGAACGCGGGACAACTGGAGACAGTTACGCATCCTTCCAAGACATGAGCGGCCCACCGTTAATGACATTGGGTCGCGTCAACCAGTTGCTCGGCGTTAAGAGATCGCAGTGCGCTTAACATGGCTGGCATTTTTACGGACGCAATTGACCATGTTGCCGCATCGCTCACAGCCCTCGGGCTCAAACCTGTCACCGACCCACGCAACGCACGACCGCTCACCGTCTTTATTGAACTGCCGTCGTTTGAATCGTACGGTGCGAACCCTTCATCCAAAGTTTCAGACGTCACAATCACCATTCGAATCCTTGGTGCGCCACCCGGCAACCAAGACTCAAGCAACTACATTCTTGAAATTTGCGACACAATCCTCGGGTCAGACATTGCAGTCGTCTCGGGCCAACCATCCATCGCAACAATCGGGTCGCAAGACCTCCCTTGTTACGACCTCACAATCAAACTTACAGCGACCCTCTAACTAACAAAGGAACCCAATCATGGCAATCGTTTATCAAGGCAGTGGACAACTCACCATTGGCTCAAACAACATTTCACTCAACTGTTCATCAATCACCCTCGAAGCAGGTTTTGACTCGCTTGAGGCAACCGTGATGGGCGCAACCGGGCACAAATTTGTTGCTGGGCTCCAAACGGTAAGCATCTCGGCAACTGTGCTGCTTGAATACGGCGCGTCAAGCGTCGAGGCAGACCTCTTTGATGTCCTCGGCGACGGTGACACCACCGTCATCGTTGCACCAGACTCTGGTGTCGCCTCAGCAGGAAACCCGATCTACACAATTACAAACATGATGATCTCGTCATTTATGCCGATTTCAAGCACTGTGGGCTCCCTTGACACCATGACCTTGACAGGCACTGGTGGAACATGGGCCCGAGCAATAGCCTGATCTAACCAACACAACCAAAGGACCCCGACATGATTGGTATGACGTTACGAGTAGAGATGCTCGACGGAGAAACACATGAAGCACCGATCACTTACGGTGTGGCGTGCAGGTGGGAGGACCACCATCCTCAACTCTCCGTCGGGCAGTTTTTAGAGAACATGAAATTCAAGGCTTTGGCTTGGTTGGCATGGGATGCGGTCCGCTCAAATGGCGTGGTCGTTGAACTGTTCCCCAAGTGGGTTGAAAAAGTAGGGGACATCACGTTCGTCCCAAAAGAGAAACCAAAGCAGGACGCGCAGTCAACCTCATAGCGCAGCTGGCACTTAGGACAGGCATCAGTCCATTGGATTTGATGGAGTGTCCAGCGTCGGTTGTGGATGAGATGGTTCGTTTGCTTGTTGAGGAAAACGAGAAAGCGAAACACAAGCGATGACAATTCAAGTGAAAGGTGTAGCCGAGACATTGCGCGAACTTGGCAAAATCAACCCTTCACTTAAGAAGGAATTGAACAAGGACATTCGAGCAATCCTGAAACCGTTGCTTGCTGAAATTAACCAGTCAATTCCGACGTCGCCTCCCCTATCTGGTATGGCTCACAACGGCCGCACCGGGTGGAGTAATCGCAAAAACTCGGTAATTAAGATTGACACGCGTAAGCCCCGTAGAAACCTGAATGAGCCCCGTATGAGTGTCCCTGTCAACATTGTCCGAATTACGACTAAGGGCGCGCCTGTGGCGATTGTGGACATGGCTGGCAAGGCTGGAGGCAGAATCTCTAAGCGTGAAGCCAAATATCAAAGACCAAACTTTGCTAGCGCGCTACCTGGCAACCCTTCACGCTTTATGTGGGCTAAGGCCGCCGACTCTTTGTCTATGATTGAGCGAGAAATGAACGACACGATCCAGCGAGTAGTTCGGGACGCAAACCAAGAGATGGCGAGAATCCGCTAATGGCAATCAACATTCCGATCATTACCAGCCTCGAGGACACAGGAATCAAAAACGCTAAAGCCGCGTTTAACGATTTCAAAAGTGCTGTAGGTTCTGCCGAGGGTGGGATGGGCAAGTTCAAGGCTGGATCAAAAGTCGCTTTAGACGCCGTCAAAGCCAACGCAGGAACATTCGCACTGGCCGCTGGTGCCGCAATAGGCAAATTTGCTATTGAAGCAATTGGACAGTTTCAAGACCTTGCATTAGCGGCAAGCAAATTTTCAGATGCCACAGGTCTGGCCGTTGAGGACGCGTCACGAATTATTGAAGCCGCTGGGGACATTGGTGTCCCAGTTGACGCCCTTGAGGGTGCTATCGGTCGACTCAACCGAACTATCGGCGCGGACCCCGACAAGGTGCGTGACCTTGGCGTTGACCTCGTTTACTTAAACGACGGTTCGTTAAACGTCAACGAAACATTCCTTAACACCATTGATCGAATCAAAGGCATTAAAGACCCGGCTGAAAAAG